AAAATATACTTTGTTCCCTTTAGACTGTTGATATACAGTCCATTGTCCAAAGAACTTATCAAATTCTTTGTCCATCTTTCCTCTAGGTGGAGTTAGCGTGCCGTCTACATCAAACAGAAAATTTACCATAAGTTACCTTACTATATTTCCGTATTTGTCTTTACCTTTAAGATTTTCTATCTCTTTCCACACTTGAGTCCATCCGTCTTCTGTATCTGACTCTACTCTGGCAGCCTTATCGTCAATATACATAACCCCAGCAGGCTTACCCATATATGCGTGATGGTACTTTACTCCATGCTCTTCAAGCCAGTCTGTCCACTCTCTATAACCAGCTTCATACATCTCATGTATATTTCCCTTACGTCTCTCTCCATATCTGGCAGTAAATAGAATGATAGTGTAGCCCATATCATAGAGTTTGTTGACCTGTTCGATTCCATGTTTCAGAGGTGGAGACTTTGAATAATCCCCTCCATGCTCTTTACCTGCAATAACTCCGTCACAATCAACAATAAGTTTTTTTAGAAAGTCTGTCATTCGTTCCTCCCGTACATGTCTTCAATTCTGATAATATCATCTTCATTACATACGCCAGTTTGAACCTCAACAAAAATAAGATCAGAGTCTCCAGTGTTGCTTATTCTGTGGACTTGGTATCTATCAATATTAAGGGAAGTTCCTTTGCTAACTTCTAAAATATCGTTACCTATCTGTACCTCTCCTTCTCCTTTAATAACCTTCCACCATTCATCTCTGTATCTATGTAGCTGTAGGCTTAACACACCTTCTGGGTTTACAGTTATCTTTTTAATCTTAACATTTTTTTCATCTAATACAACTCTGAAATTACCCCACGGACGTTTTTCATAGGATTTATCTCCAGAAAATCCCGCCCAAATTACTTCGTCTTCCTTATCAACCTCTTCGCATATAGGTTTATCTTCATGACAATATGGACATTTCTTTATGTTTATGTTATTTATGCTATTGTAAATCTTATTACAGCAAGTTAGTTTGTACTGTACCATCTTCCTCTCACTCTCTGCTAAATTATAAAATATGGGAAACCGGCGGCAAGCCACCGGCTCCCATAGGATGGGTCGGAAAGTCTCACAACAAATAAAAAAAAGTTGAACCCATCCAGTAGACTTGGTAGGACTCGAACCTACGGCCAAAGGATTATGAGTCCTCTGCTCTAACCAACTGAGCTACAAGTCCATCAAACTGGTTTCAATATAAATAGGAGTATTATCTCCTACATAAGCTCCAAACGTGTTAAACTCTAACCATTCAACTGAATCTTCATATGACATTCCAGCTTCTTTCATACATGCGTCAATCATTTTCGATACAGAGTATACCACCCTTCCTGAATCGAAGCCAACGCAAACGCCAATAATAGCATTGTCATAACCATCGGCAAACAAAAGATCATCACCATAAATGTCACTAAGTTCTTCACGAATACCCACTTACTCTTCATCTCCCTGTTTATGCTTTTTCTTCTTTTTTTTTGCTGAACCTGTACTAGCGCCAAAACCCATAACACCCTTTGGGTTCTTTCTCTTTGGCTTCTTGGGTCTATACTCCATAGAAACTACTACTGGGTGTCCTACTTCTAATCCTATATCAATTCTTTGTATTGCTTTGTTCTTGATATTCAATAAACGACAAAAATCATGTATCACTTCCTCGCTCATTATGAAATCTCTCATGTGAAAAACCTTTCTTCCAAGTTTTTTTATCTTTGTCCCACCATTTCCTGTACTTTTGTGTAATTTCCTTGATCCTACTATTGATTAACTTTGTATGTTCTCTGAAGGCTTGTATCTCAGCCTCATCTGCCTTTGGTTTTTGGTACTTCTTTTTCTTAGCCATTAAAATCCTTAACTGATCTATAATAGTTTAAGTCATCTGTGCTTGGCGAAATCCTACCCACCTCGTAAGATGGGTATTTGGACTTTGCCTTAGCTTCAGCTTCTTTAACGTCAAGAGCCTCAACGATCTTCACTTTGCCCTTGCCTCTCTTGTCTGTTAAATTAACTACATACTTCATCGCTCTTCTAATCTACCTTTTTGATATTCTATGAATAGTTTTGGGGTTATAAAATTATATGTTTTCTTCTTTGGTCTATACACATCAGCCCTAAAAGGTGCTGTAATTGTTTCTCCAATTCCAAAAACAGTTGTTGTCACTCCTTCGCAGACTTTCTTGCCTGTATCTACTACGAAACTACCAGCAGACTTTACTACTTCTAGTGGGGGTGCAATTCTTACCGTAAAATCAGCATTAGCGGTTGAATTAAAACCCATAATAACTACTAGACTTAAAAATAACTTTTTCATATAAACCTCCTTGTTTACAAGAATAACCAGAGAACAGTTAAGAGGACACAC